GACCGGCTGCAATGGGGCGGTTGTAGCCCTTCAACTTCAGCGCGAAACTTCCCTTACATATGCCTGGCATGCCGCCAGCGCAATCAATCCCTGATCGCCGGCGTCGGTGATGGCGACAATTCGTTGAGCATGCGCTGGTCCAAGTTGGGCACGCGCTCTTCCATGAACCACGCCGCCGGCTGCGGTACTGGCTGGCACTGAACAGCCACTGGCTGAATTCGTGGCATCGAGAAGGACTGACAGCCGCAAATCAGAAGTGGCAGGCGATCCTGGTCTTTTTGTGCATAGGTCAAATCCTTGAAGTGAGTTTGCTCGCTGACCGACAGGCGCTGCTCGAGTGCCAGGCGCTTTTCCTGCGCGGTGCGCACCTGGTCTGGCGGCCGTCGTCCTTGTGCAGCCCAGCCTGTTCGGCAAGGTCCTTTCCGTAGCGCCAGTCCTGAACCTTCCACACGCCACCGACGGTGATCAGCAGTAAAGCCAGCACGCCGGCCACGGCCAGTTTCAGCGCCGCGGCACTCATGGCACATCCTTGAAGAAGACGTGATGGCCGAGCTTCAACGTCTGCTTTGCCTTAGCTGCCCAGTCTGGCGGCTTCGACATGGTGGTCGAGTAATAGTGCGTCGCCCCGCCGGTGGGATCAGGCACTTTGCCGGGCATCACTTGGTCAGCGGCAACCTGCGCTTGGGCGAACTCACGGAACGGGATCGGCTTGGCACCACTCAGGTAGGCATAATTCGGGGCGTTCCTATTCCAGCAGCTGAACTGGTACGGCTTCTGGCACACACCAGAGTAGCCCTCCCCCCCACCACGACCTGTCCTTGCCGTCGTTAACACGGTTGCGAATGGTCCAGGCTACGGCGATCTGGCCGGCCAGTGATTCACCGCGAGCTTCCCCCCACAAAGTGCAGGCGAGAATGTCTCGATCTTTTTCGGTGACAGGCATGCTTTTCTCCAGGCAAAAATAAACCCGCACTTGGCGGGCATCGGAGTTACGGGTTCGGTTAGGGAGAGATCGACCACGTCAGCACTGGCAGACTGCACTCAGGGAAGCCATCAGCTTTTGGCAGATCGCGAAGCGCTTGACGATAATCCAATACGGCTTTGAGTTTGGTGGCGGTGAGTGTTGGTGTTGCGCCGGCTAGCAACTCGTCTTGATGCCTGATTATCATCCAGTCCGACGAATACAGAAGTTGTACGCGCCCGTTCAAAAGGGCAGACACCTTTGCAGCGTGGATTTCTTCTGGCGTTGAGACCGGGTCTGGCTCGGGCAACGGACGGTCGGTAAGAGTCCAGTCAGTCCCATTGAATGTGCAGATTTGAGTGGCGCTATCAAAGTCAGGCGGAGCAACTTCTGTAGAGTTTGCCGGGAGAAGAAAAACACCCGGCTCCAGTGGAGATTCAAAGGCGTCTGTTATCCCGACAAACTCCATACTTGTTGGGTCAAAGCTGTAAACAATCATTTTTTCTTTGTCCTCAATATTTAATGCAAGGCAGCAACGCAATGTTCTTCATCCGCGTTTCTGAACCACCACCCGCCGAGCCCGTGTTACCAGCAACCCAGTTAGCAACTGTGGTGCTGCCACCACCGGCGACTGTAGTGATGAATGTCGCAGAACCATACGTGTGGGTGTGAACAGGGAATTGATCACCCTGCAGGCTACCGAACACACGACCAGGGTCGAGGCCAGCGCCGCTATCCCAGCCGCGAGTCGCCCTGCCACGAACATCAGGAACGTTAAACGTGGTTGATCCATCACCCACACCAAATGGGCAGATAACCACGATTGTTGTAGAGGTGGCCGTGGCGTTTGTAGACAGTGTGATGGTGCTGGCACCAACAGCAGTGATCGTTGCGCCCGCGGGAATGCCGGGGCCACTAATCGGCATACCGCCCCACATAGCTTGCGGGCTGGCCACGCTCGAAATGCTGTTGCTGAAGGATTCGACGTGCGCGGTCTTGCCATTAAGCGTGAAGACCACCGCCACCTCAGCGCTGGCGACATCTCGATGCGGCAGCTCGCGGAACAGCTTCGCAACGTTGAGCGTCGTCATTGCAATCCACCCCAGGTTGATGTGTGAGCCTATCCAGATCAGACCTTCGATCACTGCCCAGCCGCCGACAGCGCAAAGGATACCGAGCATGATGAAGGCGCCGGTCATATCCGGTAGCTTGCCCATGATGATTCCCTCGTCGCAGGTCGCGACACAATTTGCTGATTCGCGAAACGTGTCGCGGATTAATCGGCCTTGCGGCTCGGCAGCTTGAAGTCCGTCACCCGGTCGGCGATGTTGCGGATCTTCTCCACACCCAGGAAGCCGACCCAGCCACCCGCAAAGGTAGCCATGCTCTGGGGTAAGCCGAAGAAATCCAGGCCGCTGATGATGGTCAGAGTCAGACAGCCACAGATCGCGCCTTCAACCAGCATCTGGCGTCGAGTGCCCCCGCCGTAAGTGATGCGCAGCACCGCCATGGCGCAGGACAACGCAGCCGCGTAGAGGATCGGCGAGTGCTGGCTCAACCACGCAAGCGCAATCGCCCAGGTGTCTGGTTTGTCTGGCATGTTTGGCATCTCGGTTCCTCCCCGTCAGGGAGTTAGGAATACGGCAGGCCGTGACCTGCGGATTTGAATCAGCCCCAGCAGCACTCCCAGCTCAGAGCGATGGGTGTGGTGGAGCCGAAAACGAAAAAGCCCCGCACGATGGCGAGGCTCAAATAAAGAGTTTTGAATCATTCAGACCGGAGGCAAGAGCAATTTACTCGCACCCATACTAGGCTCAACAGGTGATAGCCAGTGGCCATGAGGTCCGCCGTGAAGCTCTCGAATTTTATCATCCGCTACAGCTTCAACGGATACCGCGTCGTGTTCGCCTACCCCTCGACAACCATGACAGAGGCGGATGCTTGCTACCTCTCCTTACTTCACTCTGGCAGCAATCTTGGTTCAGGTCCGCCATGCGGCGGAACAATCAGAGCGATGCGAGATTTCGTGAGATTAAGCGGCATCACCGAAGTTACTTGGCACCGATCTTTGTAGATTTTGACTGGCGCGAAAGGCCCCGCTCAATGCTGATACCCTGAATAGGTGCGCGTGTCTTTCCACGCCTGCTCGCCAAATAGCGAACCGCCGTTACGGCGTTGCCGAGCGATTTCCTGCTGCGCGACAACCTTCATCGCCTCAGCCAGCTTTGCTGGATCTGGGATTGTGCTAGCACCGTTATCAGCCGCATCAATGTAAAAGGTCATGGTGATGGGTGTTGCGCTGCTTCCGCCGCGGATACCAAGGCGCCCTTGCGAGTCACGAGCCAGCGGAACAATTGCCTCTTCAGGCGCTGTTTCTGCGCGACTTCTTTGACCTCGGCTTTTTCGATCTTGTCGTAGGCTTTGCCGAGTCGGTCTTGATACGCCTCCTGTTGCTCGATGGTGACCAGGCCACCCTTGCGGGCGCGCTCAAGCAGTCCTTCCGCCTGAACCAACTGCTCGATGCTGCCGGTGTTGCCGGACATCGCCTTGTCGAGTTGGCTGATGATGGCGATTTCGCTGATAGCGCTTGCGCCTGATTTCCGTCTTGCCTCGGCCTGACGCTGCGTGGCGCCAGTCGATTTGCCTATCCCTTGCGCCGCCTCGGCTTCGGCCTGCGCAACCTTATTGCCGGAGTCGGCCAAACCGGCGCTGGCCTTGCCCAGATCATCAACGGCCTTTTCCGCGCCCTCCGCAGCAGTGACCAGTTTGTCGAGGTCGTCCGCCGCTTTAGTCGCCGACGAAGAGTTGACCTCGATGCCTAGGGACGCAAAGTTGGTGCTCATCTACTATCTCTCTTTTCACGCGAACTGAGCCTGATCCGGAGACATGAGACAGGCCTTATGCCTACCTCCGGGCAATAAAAAACCCGCCGGAGCGGGTTCATAAGAATTGAAACTATCAGATGGGACCGTACTGCTTTTGCAAGGCATCCAATCGTGCCTGCTCATTCTCACTAAGGCCGCCAGCATCAAAAAGTACTTTGCCGTCCGGACCATCAAGTCTGTAGACCTCGACGGTGAAAATTGCTCCTGCTGGAGCTTCAATC